GTACATTTGACCACCTAAATGAAAACCAAAAAACCCACCAAGAAAAAACCGTCCGCAGTCACTTGCGAGAACGGCCGTCCAACCATCAACGCCGAAGCTGTCGATGAACTTTTTGAGCAAACCATTGCCAACCTCATAGCCCTCCGGGGCATTTGGGAAAAGGTAAGCCTAAAGGAGGAACTCAAATGATGACCAAAAACGGCAAGACGCAGACCATTGAGGACGGCACCCCCGGATGCCCCTATATCAGGCATCTTGAAGTCCACGCAGCCTGCGACCGCTTCCTCGCGGCCCGCGGCATCATCACCGAGCCCGCCTTCCGCAAGTCTGCGTGGCTTTACGGCCACGACATGCCGGCCAAGTCGAGGAGGTCCGCGTGAGCCTCGGCCAGATAAACTTCGGCCCGCTCCGCGAGGAGGCCAGCCTCAACGCCATCATGGTCCGCGCACTGGAAGCCAAGATCGCCGACCTCATGGGCCAGCGCCGGGTGCTCCGGCGTGCCCTCCAGGGCTGCGCCGCGCTGACCCCCGCGGCCGCCCAGGAGAAGCACGAAGCCCTGCTTGTGACCGACCCAGAAATTCTTGATCTGCCCGAAGAAAAACTCTTGCCATGATGTGGACATTCTGGGACACTCATGGACACACCGCGGCACACCACACGCAGTCCTAGTGCCATGGAATCCAACGACCACCCCGAAAGAATCACCACACCAGAATTATGGATATCACCATTTGCCTACGAAAGTTTTCTCATGGTCGATGCTGCGTGCGAACGCTGGCTTCAACATCGCGCAGAACTGCGGAGGCGCCGCGATGAACGTGCTATTGACCAGCTACCTGCTCTTCATCCTGCTAGTGATGATTGTCATAGTAATCATCGATGGGAATAACGACGGAGGCGCCGCCTGATGAAAAAGCAAGTTGTTCCTAACAGCCCTGAAGTTGAGGTCGCGGTGCTCGGCGCGCTTATGAGCGAGCCCAACATGATCGACGAGATTGCGGGTCTAAACTCCGACCTTTTCTACACGCCCGCCAACGCGCAGGTCTTCGGCGTCATCCGCGACATCCGCGCGGCCGGCGGTGTGCCCAACATCATCGCCGTCACCCAAGTCCTCGCCAGCCACGACCGCCTTGAGTTCGTCGGCGGCGCCGGAGCCGTCACCGAAATGGTCTCGCACACCGCCGGTGGTCCGGCCGCAGTTGAGTACCACGTCCAGACCCTCCGCGACCTCCACGCCCGCCGCGCCATCCTTAACGCAGCCGGCCGCCTGCAGTCTGCCGCCTCCGATATGTCGCAGCCCGCGGACAACGTCCTGCAGGACGCCGGCGAGTCCGTCTTGTCGCTCTCCCTTGGTCAATCGACTGACAGCATGCGTCCGGCGTCTGCCATCGTGCCCGGTCTGCTGGAGGAGTTGGAAAAATTAATGGTCCCAGGCGCCAAGCTCGGCGTGGAGACCGGCTTTAAGTCTTTCGACTACCTCACCGGCGGCCTGCGCCCCGGCCAGCTGACCATCGTGGCCGGTCGTCCCGCCATGGGCAAATCTGCGTGGATGCTAAACGCCTGCGAGAACATGTCTCGCCGCGGAATCCCGACTTTATATTTCTCGCTTGAGATGCCAGCGAACGAGTTGGCAAGTCGCGTTGTCCTCGGCCGTGCAGAAACCAACATTGAGGTCGTCCGCAATGGCTTCCTCGACCACGCATCGAAACTCCGCATCGTGCAGGCAGCCGACCAATTCGCCGCGGAACCCCTCTACGTTGACGACCGCGGCGGTCTCACGATGCTCGACATCCGCGGCCGGGGTCGCTTGGCCGTCCGCAGATGGGGTGTGAAAGCTATCTTCGTCGATTACCTGCAGCTAGTCTCGCATGTCGGCGCCCAGTCCCGCGAAAATGAAGTCGGCTTCGTATCCCGCGGCTTGAAGGCGATGAGCATGGAGCTGGGAGTGCCGGTTGTCGCCGCCGCCCAGGTCAACCGCAAGGCCGAAGAACGCAGCGACAACCGCCCCAAGATGTCTGACCTGCGCGAGTCCGGCAGCATTGAGCAGGACGCTGACCTCGTCTGTCTCCTCCACCGCCCTGCCTATTACGCCGCGGATCAAGAGACCGAACCTGATCCGCAAGACGCCGAGTTGCACCTCGCGAAACACCGCGCCGGCGCAACCGGCAAGGTCAACCTCATCTGGCGTCCGCGCCTCACCCGCTTTGAGAACGCCGCGATAGGCGATCGTACTACGGACGGCGGCGACTTCGTCTACGCGCCATCCCAGCAAGTGCAGGAGGTCTTCTACAAATGAATAGTCGCGCGAAAGGCGCCCGCGGAGAACGCATGTGGCGCGACGAGCTGCGCGAAGCCTTCGGCGACTCCGGTATCCGCCGTGGCCAGCAGTTCTCCGGCCTCGGCGACTCCCCAGATGTCGTCTGCCCCTGCCTCCCCGACATCCACTGGGAGGTGAAGTTCTGCCAAGTGACCAAGGTGAAAGACTGGCTTGCCCAAGCTATCCGCGACGCCAAGGACAAGCTCTTCCCGGTCGTCGCCCACAAGCGAGTTGGCGAGGACTGGCTAGTCACCCTGCGCGCGGACGATTTCCTCACCATCCTCCGCGGCTCCGATTTTCTAGTACCAACACAAACACAACAACAAACCAAATAACATCATGGCAACAAAAACCATCACGACACCCGCGGGCATCGCCCGCCATCCCCACCTCAACGCCCCTGACCGCAAATACGCCACAACGGAGGCTCCGCACGGCGTGTACAAGGTCAACTTGGAGATGTCCAACGACGACGCCGCCAAGTTCATCGCCGCCATCGAGGGCATGTTCAGCGAGTTCCTTGAGGAAAAGAAGCGCGAGCTGAAGAAGGACAAATTGAAAATGTACGATTTTCCCTGGGAGGAAAACGACGGCGTGACGCAATTCAAGCTCAAGGTCAAAGCCATGGGCAAAAGCAAGGCAGGCGAAGAATACAGCCGCCAACCGAAGCTCTTTGGGTCGGACGGCCAGCCCATTGAGGCCAATGTGGGCGGCGGCAGCAAGCTCAAGGTCGCTGTGGTGCCATACTTCTGGTACAGCGCGACCCTGGGCGCCGGCATCACGCTCCAACCCAAAGCCATCCAAGTCCTCGACCTCGTCACTTGGGGCGACGGCGGCAGCGCGCAAGCCTACGGCTTCGACGTAAGCGAGTCCGCAGCCCCCGCAGCCAAGACCGGCACCGACGACCAAGAGATCAGCTGGTAACCGCCATGCCTGCCAAAACACCACGCACGGCAGCCGCGCGCAAGCGCAAGGTCATCGCCACCATTGAGCCCGACCGCTTCAACGCGGCGGGCCAAAAGATCGTCAAGCTGCAGAAGGCTCGCAGTCACCAGAAGTACCTTCTGAAGGACGGCACGCAAGTTCCCGGGGCCAGCACCATCGCCAAGATCGGCGATGACGGCTCCTCGCTTATTCACTGGGCGTGGGATCTGGGCAACCGCGGGCTGGACTACCGGAAGGTGCGCGACCAGGCCGCCGACATCGGCACCATCGCCCACTTCCTCATCGAGTGCTTTCTGCACGGCCACGAAGCAGACCTCAGCGATTACTGCGGTGCTGACATTGAGCGCGCGCGGGTCGCCTTCGGCAACTTCAAGGCATGGTGGGACGCTGAGGGTTTCACGATCCTAGAGCCCGAGGTGCAGCTGGTCAGCGAGCAGCATATGTTCGGCGGCACCATCGATGCCCCTAGCCGGGACAAGGACGGCAAGATCGTTCTCCTCGGCTGGAAGACATCCAAGGGCATCTGGCCCGCACACCGTTTCCAGCTGGCCGCCTACGAGCAGCTGTGGAACGAGAATCGGCCGGACCTAAAGATCCAGCGCCGCGGCATTGTTCGCATCGGCAAGGAAAGTGCAGACGACTTTGAGATCGCCTGGATGTTCTCAGCCGAGCCCGAGTGGAAGGTCTTCCAGAAGCGCCTGGAACTTTACTACACGCAGCTGGAGTACAAGAAAGCAGCCTAATGCGCACCGCCCAAACCATCCTCACCGCCGCGGCCGCCGCCGTGTGCGGCGAGCGAAATGACAGCTACGGTGCGCCATCGGACGACTTCGGCACGCAGGCCGCAATGATCTCAGCCTACCTCACGCGCAGCAACGGCTACCCCGTAGTCGTCACCGCAAGCGACATCGCCGCGCTGATGATCTGCGTCAAGCTCGGCCGGCAGTCGCATGCCGCCAAGGCCGACAACTGGCTCGACATTGCGGGCTACGCAGCCTGCGGAGCTGAGTGTGACGAGGCTGCCACCCAGCAATAAAATGAAACGCCCCGCCCGCCGCTTCACCGTGCGCGAAAAGACCTTCGGCCTCGCCGTGGAGTTTTTTTGCGGCACCCCTCAGAGCACGGCGTTGCGGCGGTGCGTGGCGATTCTTCAGCTTGACCCCAACGACCCGGAGAACGCCCCCGACGAGGGCGATGCCGCCTGGGCGATGTGCTTCAACAGTCACGCCGTTGTCTGGATCGAGGACGCCG